TCTCTTGCTTCTTCAATACTCTTAGCAGTATGACCACCCTTTGGTATCTCATCTCGCATAGATCCATACACACCTACTGGTTTGCCCTGTGATTTATGATCACAAGGTGATCCAACGATAGGTAGATTACTTTCAAATCTTCTATGCCTTCTAACCTTTAATCCAAAGTATGAACCACACATCTGTATTGGGTTAATCAATGGTGAGCCAGGCACATTTTCAATAACATAAGGCTTACCACTTGCTATCAATGCCTCTCTTGTCTGTGGTATCAAGTCAACCTTATCCGTTGATCTACCCTGAGCGTTGCGTAAGTGTTGAGTTATGCTATGAGTTTGACAAGGTGGACTAGCTGCTATCACATCAAAGGATCTTAGGAAATCCATATCCTTCATAAGTTCTAGACAATCAGCCTGAATAAACTCAAATGGATAACGCTTCTGCTTCTTTATATCTACACCTACTACCTCAAAGCCTGCTAACTGGTAGCCCTTGCTTGCACCACCAGCCTTGCAGTATAGATCAAGTAGTTTCATCAGTAATAGTTGTGCTTGAGAAAGAACTTGTATGCTTTACAAGGTGTTTGGTATCGCTTATCAATGTATTTAAGACCTCGCAAGATTTGATACTCAGGTCTGCTATCTCTCTCTCCAAGGAGTTGAGCAATTCCATAAGCACTTGATCCTCGTTGGTTCTTGGCAAAGTTGTCAAACCTGCTCTCACGGGTCCAAAGGGAGAGTAAGCACTCCCACTCTCTTCCTTTCCACCCGAAACCAGCCGAAGCGTAGTCCTTTGCGAGCTTCTTGTTATGGTTCTTCTCATCCTGAGTAGCCTTCCTGTTTTCAATTACACCATCAGGTATTCTACCTACTGGTGGTGGAAATAATTTATGATGACCTTGTGTGAGCAGACCTAGTGTTGCCATTAATATCAAGCCACTTCTTACCCATTTTTTCATCAGCCTCTATCTCTTCCTCAAGGTAGGTGCGATATACATTTGGGTAATCTTTACTCAAACGAGCCAACGCCCTATCCCTTGCTCTTCGGTAGTTTCTCTTACGAACGGCCTGAGATTTGGCCACCTCTATTCTTCTCTGAACCTTATCCATTTCCCCATCTTCCCATACAATCAGCGATAGTAGCAAGGACTATCGGTGTAATTTCCACAGGTTCTATTACCTGCTTGGCATCTTCCTCATCTGTTTCCCATTGCGATACCCAAATCTTACTCTCAGGTGGGCTATTACGATACCATTTAAGGGCTTGTGTGGGGTTCTCACCGCCCCAAATAGCTATCCCTTGACTATCTGATACCTCATAGAATATGACCGCTATCTTATCCCTATTGGGCAGTTCTACTACCTCACCCATTAACTCGCTCCCTCTCTCTCGCTATCATCTTATCCTCACAATCGGAGCAGGTGTAGGAGTGATACTCAGCGTAATCATATTCGCTGGCACACTCCTTACACTTGACTATATCTAACTCAGTTCCAGTGAGAGCATACTCATCTCCCATTAAGTAGCGTGGCTCAGCCATTAGACATCTCCTTCTGTCGTTCTACCTCTTTGTCCATTAGACAATCATCACAGGCATAGCTCCCGTCATAACTGTTATACCACTCAGGTTTTGTTATCTCCCACCCGCAGAATTGGCAGATAGTTTTCATACTCCCACCTCCACTATCTCTATCTTGTCCTCACTACCATCTAACATTTGATAGTCAGCGATAGTCAGATTATTCGCTTGCTTCCACGCCTCCTCTAGTGAGGTAGCCTTCACCCTCGCTTGTCCATTAGAGGTGATAGTTATACTTACCTCATAAGTTTTCATACGCTTGCCCTCTCTCTCAAGATAGTTTCTTCCGCATTGTAGATCATATACTTAGCCATATCTGGATTGGTTTCTTCCAGCATAATATCTTTGGCGATTGCTATCGCCTCCTCCTCATTACGGGCGGAGATATAGATACCGCCCTCGTAATTAACTCGTACCTCATAGTCTTTATAGTCGCTCATATTCCTTTCCTCTCTAGTTTAGTTTCGTAATACCAGCAATTATTACAGATAGATATAAGTTTTCTCCCTATCTTGTGTGCTATGTATGCGCCCTCACACCCGCATAAGTTGCAGTTCATTTGCTCATTTCCTCTCTCTCTTTTGCTAGTTGTATCAGCCTCTCTGCTGATTGTGCTATCTCTCTCATATAACTTAGGCAATCGCATTGATCTATTGGGACTAAGTGGTCGCCACATATTGCTGGTGTAGCCTTCATACAGCCACCTCACAATGCTTAGTAGTATCGCACTCTTTGATATGCCAGCTACAAGCCATACAAGTTAGTTCATAGCAAGTAAAGTCTGAGTTGATATGCTCATTACAGTAATCAATTAGAGCCTCCTTGCCACAGTTATCACACTTGTTCATTTATCCATCTCCCAAGTTAGGTCATCTATGTAGTGTTCAAAACTCATACCATTATGAGCCTCTTCATCCCACTCAAGCACCCAATCTGGAACTCTGTCTGGTACTCGCCAATAACTCTCATACCCGTTGAACTCATCCCAGAATAGGGTGATCTCGTATTTGTTGCCTTTGTATTCAAAGTAGATGTATCTCCTCCACCCAGTCTCCTCGTGGTGAGCGCCATCAACTACGATCTGATCCTCTAGATGTCTTTTGATCTTACTCATTACTATTTCCTTCCATCTTTAGATCTTCTCTAGTTAATTCCCAACTACCTGCCTCGTGCCATAACTCATCAAGAGATAGGGTAAAGGCGTACTTAAACCACTTATCCGCCCCCACTTCATTAACTAGATCTGTATCTTCTTGATCCATTTCTTCATAAAGATCCCATAAGCGCATAACTAGGTTTTTATACTCCTGTAGAATTGCGTTAGTTTTATCTAGGATCTCTTGCTTAGTTGCAGTTTCCATTACTTCACCGCCACAACTTCAGGAGTTTTTAATCCAAATATAAATCCGCCCCCATTGCCTTCAGGATCTTGTGAGATCTCAATCTGGCTTAATGTGCCATCAGCGAATTTAACTGTAAAAGATGGAAATCCATCACCGAAATCTGACTCGGTCATTCCATCAAATGAAAGTATTTCAGCCCCAACTAAAGAGCCATAATACTTTGACCAGAATTTATTGCTCATTACCTTCTCCTATCAGTAATTAAGGCAGAGCGTTCGCTCTCCCTCTCTCCTACTGTTGGTAGGATACCACACCATCCCCCACCTGCTGGGGATGGCATAGAACGCCACCAAAAGCTGTCCCTTATGTCCGATTTTTATCCGCACACCTCCAAAGTTCCCACGCACCAACCTCCCCCGTTCCACCAGAAGCGGGTTGAGATTAGGTACAAGGCGACCAACAAGGAGAGCCAGAAGGCGATCCTTGCCATCTTTCTCACTCGGTAATAGGTTTTAGATCTCATTAGCAATCCACCCTTAATTCATTGATAAAATTCTCTGCGATCTCTCTCCAGTTCACTCTTCCAAGTGATCCAATATCGGTTAGCATATTGAATAGATCCCGATTGCCTGAGATATTTTCCAAGGTGAGCAGATCATTCTCTATCCAATTCCGCAAGGTTTCTCCAAGGTGGTAAGGATTGATTACCTCCTCCTGATCGTGGCCTTCAATCTCCTGTTTGGCGTAATCTGTTGCAATCTCATAAAGCCCCTGATCGTTGGTTATCCATAAATTGGCTGACCAAGTTTCATAATTAGACCAGCCGTTATATTCCTGATCGTTCATTACTTAACCGCCTTTCTATGGTTAGTGCGGACACACTTACCGCAGATTTGGTACTTAGTAAATGCGGTTAGTAGATCTAATTCTTGCCCGCATTGTTGGCACTTAGAGTTCATAGTCCTATCTTTCCCACTCTGCTCAGTTTGAGAGAGTGCCACCGCCTACCTCGTAGAAGATAGGCGATAGCCCGCCATCAAGCCTTATTTATCTTTTCTTGCTAGATAATAATCATCATCTTGGCAATCAGGGCAAACTGCATTACAGCAATCACAATCTGGATCTAAATCGTGCTGACAGCACTTATCGTCAACATCAAAATTCTGAATTGTGCAGTTGATGAATTTAGTCTCGTAATCTTCATCTTCTTGCTCTGCATTGGTTGGCTCTTGAATTTGAAGAGTTAAAGCATTTTCCAAATTCATTAACTCTTGCTGAGTTAAATCTCTGTAAGTTTGAAATGATAATTTGAATTCGTAGTGGCGCATTACTTCACCCCACAAGCAGTTAAGAATACTGAACGATTGAAGCGAGGATTATCTAGTGCCAATTCATCAGCGAGATTTGATGCAAAACTTAATTTTAAGTCAGCACTACCCCACCAACTTGTCGCAATTACATTAGCAATTAACTTGTAGTCTTTACGGGTCATATCTTTATTCTCCTCTTAGGCTCTTAATTGAAGCGGTGTGCTTCAATAGGTAAATGGTAAGGGGTGATCCCCTATTAGGTCAACTACTGAATTTAATCCAGTTTCAAAGTGTCGCCCCGTTCATAAGCTGCGACACGCCCGACCTCGGGGTAAGGGGTCAAGTGATGGTTGAGGGTTTGAAGATTGGGATCAGGGATTAGATCTGCAACTGGATCGGGTTGGATTAAAATCTGGATTTAGATCTGGATCGCAAGCAGTTTATTAACTAGGGGAGAGTACTGGATTGTGCCTGATCGGTAGCAAGCCCTCACACCTTTACCAATACGGGACAGGGCAGGGCAGGGGGTGGGGGTCTGCCGTAGCCTGTGGATAACCAACCCCACCCTTTAAGTTTTGCGGCTAATTGTTACTGTACTCCCCAAATAAATATATTTCCTAAAGTGTAACCTAGCTGTCCGTAATGTCCGATTTGGTATACTTTATAAGTGAAGTGTATCACATTAATAAAGATTTTTTGTGAGAAAACGGGAAATGAGCTATTTTTCTCGGCTTATATATAGTAGGGGAGTAAAACGGGGTGTGATGAGTTTTACGACCCGTCATCGCTACGGCGAAGCCTCCGCGATGCCCCTAAGGGCGAGCGAGGCTTTACCCCTCACTTCGCTGTGGCTCGTTCGGGAGCGTAACGTTCTAGTGAAGCGAACCGAACAGCACACACACTTCGCGGCAGGTGTAATAGATTATTCGCTCCACTAATAATTTTCCTCCCCACTAAGTTAAGATATCTCGTGGAGTTATCCACAGGTTTATCCACAAGGGAGATTAATGGCTGAGAACTCAGCAGATATAGCAAAACGGATTATTCTAAGTTGTGTAGCAGAAGCTATGACAATAGAGCAGGCCTGTGCCTCCGCAGGAAAATCTATGAAGACCTACGAGTACTATCGTAGAACTGACAAGGTCTTCGCTGACAAAGTAGACAGAACTAGGCTAGGTCTTAAGGACAAGCAGTTCGCAGTTGATTATGTAACCTGGCAAGTTTGTAAGAACCCTAACTTTAGAATCCTAATAGTCTCCCAAACCCAGCGCTTAGCAGCAGACTTTCTTTACGCTATTAAGCAACGTTTAACACATCCAATGTATGAAGAACTACAGACTGCCTACGCTGCTGGGGTTGGGTTCAAATCTAAGTCAGCATCGTGGCAAGCAACTCGCGTTACCTTCGGTGATGAGTTGCGTGAATCTAGCGAAAAAGATCCCAACATAGAAGCAGTTGGTATCGGTGGTCAGATCTACGGTAAACGAGCAGATATGATTATAGTAGATGATGCTGTAACCCTATCAAATGCAAATGACTTTGAACGCCAGATTAAATGGCTAACCCAAGATGTTAGATCTCGTCTTAACCCAACAGGTAAGTTAATTATCATTGGCACTCGCGTAGCCTCAGTTGACCTATACAAAGAACTACGCAACCCAGACAGATACCCTGGTGGTATAGTTCCTTGGACCTACTTGGCTATGCCAGCACTTCTAACCGCAGATGAATCCCCTGAGAAGTGGGAAACTTTATGGCCTGCCTCAGATCAACCCTTTGATGGACAAGCTGAAACGGATAAGAACGAAGATGGCTTATACCCCAGATGGAACGGGCGCAATCTTTTCAATGAGCGACAGAGTATGGATGCTTCAACTTGGGCGCTCATTTACCAGCAACAAGACATCTCTGATGATGCAGTTTTTGATCCTGTGTGCGTTCGCGGCTCTATTGATGGTATGCGTAAGAGTGGTCGGCTTACCCCAGGTCATCCTGGTCACCCAAAAGATTTAAATGGTTTTTCTATAATCTGTGGTCTAGACCCAGCAATGATTGGTGATACTGCAGCTATCTGCTATGCGATAGATCGCATTAACCATAAGCGTTATATAGTAGATGCTATAAAGATCACTAGACCAACACCTGCACAAATCAGAGATTTGATATTTAACTGGACCTCTATCTACGGTCCTACTGAATGGATTGTAGAGCGAAATGCTTTCCAATCATTCTTAACTCAAGACGAAGGTATTAGAGCACACCTTGCAACTCGTGGTGTTATATTACGAGAGCATCATACTGGTAACAATAAGTGGGATGCAGGATTTGGTGTAGCCTCTATGTCTACCTTATTTGGAACTAAGCAACAAGATGGTAAGCACCATAGAGATAATCTAATGCACCTTCCAAGTGATCAAACTGAAAACGTTAAGTCATTAATAGAACAGTTAATTACTTGGTCGCCTACTACTAAAGGCAAGACCGATATGGTTATGGCTTTATGGTTCTGTGAGATCCGAGCAAGAGAGATGCTCAACCAAGGTATACACGCTAAGCATCATATGAGTAACCCTTTCCTATCTTCTTCAGAGAAGCGTAAGAGAGTGGTTATAAACATAGATGAGATGCTTAGCGAAAAGCAACGTACCTTTATTTAAGGAGAACAATTGTTAACAGTTAAAGAGATCTACGCAAAGGCGCAGAGACTACAGACCAAGTACGCCTCTCGTGATCAACGTATGCGAGATGTACTCTCAGTTCGTCAAGGTGATATCTCTAAGGTATATCCTTCTATGTTCTCAGAGGATTATCCAAAGCCACTAGTAGCAAACTTTATTGATGTAGCAGCAAGAGACTTAGCAGAAGCAATGGCACCTATGCCATCATTTAACTGCTCCGCTACCAATATGGTTTCAGATGCTCAGCGCAAAGCTGCTGATATTAGAACCCGTATTGCTAACTACTATGTTGCAGCATCAGATCTACCATTACAGATGTACTCAGGAGCTGACTGGTTTAACACCTATGGTATGTTACCTGCTCTCGTTGAGATGGATTATGAAGGTAACAATCCCCGCATCCGACTACTTAACCCATTCGGTGTGTATCCAGAGATTGACCGTTTTGGTCGTACCACATCCTTAACACAGGTAGTTGTATCAGATGCTGAATCACTAGCAGCACAGTTTCCTGAGTACGCTAATGAAATTCTAAATGTTCGTAGCGTATATCAATCAGCATCACCTTATCTATCAGTAATGCGTTACCACGATAAAGACCAAGATATGCTCTTTATCCCAGAACGTAACAA